ATTAATATCCAACAGATCCTCGATGACATCCCTTCTGTGTCCAGCCGCAAGTTGCATGAATGGAATAAAGGATGAGGAGCCAAGCACTACAACCTGATGGAACGACTTGTGGTTCAGTTTCAAGATGTTCTGCTCGAGGATCCGTTGGTATTCTTTGGCATGTGATGACTGGTTAATCATCGTGCCGTTTTTCCAGATTTCAAAGATGCCAGGTTTAATACCACGAACAACCTTGAAGGCACCGTTGCCTATCTGAAACTCTACTTCTACCACACAGTTCTTGTTGTTAATAGAGTTTATCAACTGTGGTTTGTTTATGTTTCTGTGTGGTTTGCCAAACAAAGCAAATGATATGGCATCTAGCATAGTAGACTTGCCAGCGCCGTTATGCCCTACCACTAAGGTGGACTTACTTCTGTTCAGCTCTATTTCTGTGTAATTGTTACCAGTGGAAAGAAAGTTTTTCCACTTTACTCTTTTAAATAAAATCATGCAACTTCTAGTGCCTGTGCCTCTGTCATGAGTTCACGCATCCGGACTTTAATCTTGTCTTTGTCCAAATCCGTTTCCACACCATCAATGTATGAATCAACCAAAGTGGGTGTGTCGTCAAACTCAATTGCCTCATCCTCAACATTCTCACCGATAAACTCATTAAAGTTTTCCGCAATCTTCAGTTCATGGATGTCCACAGACTGAATACGGTCAATGAATCTATCAAAGGAGAACGTGTCCTTTTTATTTACTACCACGACCTTCACAAACTGCTTCTTCAGTTGTGAGACGTCATAAGTATTATAATCCATTTTTTCGTCATTGTAAACAATTTTATGAAATAAAGTGTATGGATTTTTAATCCGTTCTATCTCTCTTGTCTCTGTGTCAATGACATGGAAGTACTTAGGGTCATTTGCATCTGACCAAAAAAACTCCATCTGTGACCCAAGGTACCAGATGTTGTCTTGTTTTGACCCTACATGGAAATGTCCGGTGAGTACAAGCTCAAACTTCTTGAATAGTTTGTGGTCCATACCATGGACGTTCTTGATACCACGCATCATCTCGAACCCTGCAAGGTCAAGGTGTGCACCTAACCAATCGGCCTTACACTCTTCAATAAACCTCATTGTGGACTCATAGTTCTCTTGATTGATCCATGGTACCATAGCCATCTTGAGTGAGCCGTATTCCATAACTTTGGGCTCCATGATGATGTGTACCTCATTCATGTAGTAACCAAGGAGTTCTT